TATCAACCTCTTGACCAGTTCCGTTGATATTTACACCTGTAGCACCGCTGAATGTCAACGCTCCAACACTTGTGGTGAAATTACTTGCAGCATCTGAATCTAATGATATGCCGGTGGCGTCTACTGTGAAACTATCAACCGCATCAACATCAATCGCACCTTTACTGTCTAAAATGATCTTACCACGTGCACCAGCGGTACCACCAGTTCCTTGTGCTCCGGAAGTCAATGTTATGTCACCACCTTTGCCTCCATTGCCACTGGTTTTGCGATTGGCACCACTACCAGCTGTCAACACAATATCCGCACCGGCGCCTCCACCACCAGCTGTTGTTCTGTCTAGTGCAGAGCCACCAACTATGGTGATGTCACCAGCATCCGTCTCAGTTGTTGCGGCGGTATCCTTGGTGGATATGTCAATACTTTTACCTTCTGTTTGACTGTTGATGTTCACACCAGCTGCTTTTGGTTGTATCTGCAGCATGTTGGAATACACATACGGGTCACCCTCTGTACCAGCACCACTGCTTTTGTGGTACCATCGGCTGTCTCCATTGCTCGCGATGGCGAATCGCTTCACACCACGTGTGAAAGCGCGGAGATAATCTACATCACCAGGATAATCAGTGTCATCAAATTCGTCTGTTCCATACTGACCGGCAATATCATCAGTTTGTCCTGGATCATGCAAGTCGTCCAGGTCGTTAACAGCAGTCCAGTATGTGTCCCGGTCCGGGTCGATCACACCACCCAAGCTGCCCCAGGTGTTACCAGCTCCAAATCCTTCAAATGTTCTTATCGCTTTGTTGTACCGGATTGTACCGTGCATGGGTTCAAATTGCGCGTCTGTTGGAGATTCTTGTGTTATACCATAGTCAGTTTTGGTAGGTCTTTGCGCTATGTTACCCACCGGTACTCGCAAACCGTCAGTCGCCTCAACATACAGTGTGGTGTATGTACGACTGTTAGGACCAACTGCAACATGTTGGTTGCTCCCGTCCACGGCCAACGCCATGTTATTATCGGTTTTGATCTCTAGATTGGTCGCTTCTTTGTTGCTGATTATGGCTTTATTTGAAGCATCATAACCCACATGCAAACCATCACTTGCAGTAGCACCAGTGTCTCCTGTTGTGAATTGTATGTATGAATGGTCAGTCACGGTTGTACCCACTCGATGTACATGTAAATTTTGTGTCGGGTCACTCAACCCTAAACCAACAAAACCTGCTCTATTAGTACCACCATCTTCTATATGCAACGCTGGCAATTCATCGTCCATAAATGTCACAATCGGTTGACTGCCAGTTTGAGTCACTGTGAGTGCCGGGCCTGTACCAACGTTGGTTATATCAACAGCACTAGTTGCGTACACATATGTGTCCATGCGGTTCACCTGTCCTTTGACCCACAAATCTCCCTCGATATGAGCACTACCAGCCACATGCAATGTGGTGTCTGGTGTACCGGTGCCCAGTCCCACTCTACCGTTCTCGCCATCTACAAACAACGCATATTGTGAGTCATGAGCAAGATGTTCAACAGGATCACCTGCTGTGCCAGTGTCAGTTACGTTTTCCTGCGGATCACTGGCGTTCGATTCAACTCGGAAATTGATATCAAAAGCGTCTTCATTGAAAACTGATTCTGCAGAAGCACCATTGGATTGACCACCCAAAGTTAAAACGTTTCTCAATTGTGAAGGACTGTCTGTTGCTTGTGTTCTGAAGGTTATCTGCCCGGCTTCAGTTGTGTCTGCCTGGTCAGTTGCTCTCACCAGCATGTCAGCATATGTTATCTCCTCATCCTCGGAGTTTTTACCTTGGAACGTAATCAAGCCCAGTCCCATGTCGTCTGCAGTGGTGTTGCTGGATCGATTGAAATTCAATGTTGCGGGAAATCCTTTGTGTGTTGTGTTGTCGTCCACACCAGCATTGCTGTTTCTCAGCTCCAGCACAGGATTCGGGTCTTTGGCGGTAGATTCAATCAATACAGTCTCTATACCATCAGCAATCGCATCATTACGTACATGTGCCAGCGTCGTTTTGGTTGCAGCTGTGTTATCGTTGTTCAATTTAAACAACGATCGTGTACCGGTACTGTTAGAATTACTCTCTAGATGCAATATGCTCCCAGTGGTTATCTTGTCAGCATCCACTCTAATCACCTCACCAGAGGTGATCTCATCAGCATCAATCTGCACCACTTTACCGGTTGTTTGTTCTGAATCGATTCTTAATGCTCGGGCGTTTGCGTTGGCAGTTGTATCGAAATTGATATCCACCCCAATACTTGCAGCTTCTCCGGAGCGGTCACCGGCTTGTTCAATTTTCACAAGTGCACCGGCGTTATCAGCCGTGCTGTCATCATGGAGATGTAACAATTCACCTGTGGTTCTATCGTCAGTGTGTATGTGTAAACCTTTTCCAGATGTGAGTTTTGTAGTGTCTACCTCAACAACAGTACCTGTTGTTTGTTCTGAATCAATTCTCAACGCACGCGCGTTTGCGTTGGCAGTTGTGTCAAAGTTGACATCTATACCAACACTAGCACCGGATCCGGAGCGATCACCGTCTTGTTCAATCTTCACAAGTGCTCCAGCATGGTCACTATCATGTGTGTCTTGTATGTGCAGACCGGTACCAGTGGTACGATTGTCAAACAGCATGTCCATACCAATACCTGTGCTCAAATCTGTAGCACTCAATGAAACACCGGTGCCACTCGTTATTCTCCTCGCGTCCAGCTCCACAACGATACCGTCAGTCTGTTCTGAATCAATTCTCAACGTTCTGGCGTTTGGATTAGTAGTTGTGTCAAAGTTGACATCTATACCAATACTTGCAGCTGCTCCGGAGCGGTCGCCGTTTTGTTCAATCTTCACAAGCGCTCCAGCGCTATCAGCCGTGCTGTCATCATGGAGATGTAACAATTCACCTGTGGTTCTATCGTCAGTGTGTATGTGTAAACCTTTTCCAGATGTGAGTTTTGTAGTGTCTACCTCAACAACGATACCGTCAGTCTGTTCTGAATCAATTCTCAACGTTCTGGCGTTTGGATTAGTAGTTGTGTCAAAGTTGACATCTATACCAACACTAGCAGCGGATCCGGAGCGATCACCGTCTTGTTCAATCTTCACAAGTGCACCCGCGCTATCAGCCGTGCTGTCATCATGTATGTGCAACCCGGTGCCGGTTGTACGTGTGTCCATCAACAGCTCGATACCCTTACCTGTGGTTAATTTGTCAGCATCTATTGCCAACACTCTACCGGATGTGATCTCGGTTGCGTCAACTTCTATAACAGTCCCGTCAGTCTGTTCTGAATCAATTCTCAACGTTCTGGCGTTTGGATTGGCAGTTGTGTCAAAGTTGACATCTATACCAACACTAGCAGCGGATCCTGCGCGGTCGCCGTCTTGTTCAATCTTCACAAGCGCTCCAGCGCTATCAGCAGTGCTCACGTCGTGGAGATGTAACAATTCACCTGTGGTTCTATCGTCAGTGTGTATATGTAAACCTTTTCCAGATGTGAGTTTTGTAGTGTCTACCTCAACAACAGTACCTGTTGTTTGTTCACTATCGATTCTCAACGCACGAGCCCCTGTGCCGGAAGTTGTGTCAAAATTTAAATCCAGCAACACAGTCTGATTGGTATCATCTCCACGGTCACCAGTGCTTTCAAAATGTACCAACGATACTTCTGATTTGTCACTACCAGTGTGGGTCATGTGTATCAAGCTACCGGTGGTGAGACTGTCTGCTGTGGCGTTAAGAACATCCCCGGTGGTCATGCTGTCCGCGGTCAATGTGATCACATCAGCGCTCACCAGCATGTCAGCGCTCACGCTGATCACATCAGCATCGATGTTGTCAGCGTTAATGTCCAACAATTGTTTGTCTGTGTCCTTGTTGTTTAATTGTACCAATGGTACATCAAATGCACCAGCATCCGGGTGGTTTTTTACTTCTAGTGTGGCTTGAGGAGCATCTTCACTATCACCAATACTCACTCGGTTGTTGAGTCCATCCACAAACACCATGTTTGGTTCATCCACAGTACGAATCACCACATCAACGTCAGATTGATATTTGTTTATGGTCATGTGATCCTGAGCACCTGTGGGTTGTGTGCCACTTTCTAAATGTGCTACATCTCGCGTTTGCATTTGTAGTATGTCTATACCACCAACTCTGAAATTGATCTCGTCCTGATCATCCGGATACAAATCGTGTATATCACCAGTTGTGTTCACATAATGCCCAGTGAGGTCGGATCCAAACAACATGTATGTATCGACATCATCATTGTGATAGATGTAATCCTCAACACCCACCTGACCTCTAACATCAAGATCAAAGCTAGGCTGTTCACCTCTATTTTTATGCTCGTTATCATGATCTAGCCCGATACCCACACGACCAATCTCATCAACAACAAATTTACGTGCAGACGGTGAGGCACTCGTGTACATCGTGAATGTACCACTGTCATGTATCTTGATATCTGTAGTGTCATACAGGTGCAAATCAGATTTGTTTAAAAATCTAACGTGTGTGTTGTCATGCGTAACATATTGTGAGTTACGGAAAACAACATTTTGGGTGTGCAATTCATCTCCACCATAATAATCATAGTGGACATATTTATACACACCATCCTGTAAAAATAGCCCATGAGTTCTGTTGGGCCAATCATAATAACTAGTTGGCTGATATTGATGTGACATGTCTTAATTATTTATGTCAACACCGGGTAAAACTACTGTATTCTAGTCTAACTCTGGAGGAGCCGGGGCATCTGGTTCCGGGGCTGTATCATCTGTAGCAGCATCTGGTGGAGGACCAAAGTCAGGTGGAGCTCCCGTGTCTCCTGCGGGTAATGCTGAACCTCCACCTAATCCACCCACACCACCCATGTCATCACCTTCACTCTCACCGGATTGTAGTGCTTCTCTCCAGTTAGGGCCACTAGCCTCGATTTGAGCTAGCTCCCATTGCAATTCTTTGTCTTTCTTGAGGAAACCACGATTAGCTACCACATCTTGATCCGTCCAGTCCAGATATTTTTTCTGACAATATGTGTTGGACACCAGGTCGTTACCACTCATGTTTTGGAAATTACCGCTTTTTATCTCAAATATCTGTTGCTCTCTCAATGCATAGAAACTGCTTGGTGGATTGAACTTCACTTGTATGTGATCCTCCTTCAAACCGTACTCTTTCCACAAATTCTTCATTTTCAATTGTGTTATGAACATGCTCTTGATACCATCTGCGAAACGTTGATGTTGTCTCATGATGAATTTGGCAAATTTCAATTCCTCACGCAGTATTTCTGTACCATCACTGTAGCTAGCTTCTGCTTCTAGTCTGTTACTCGGCACTTTGAGTGCTTTGTATAGCTTTTTGACAAAATACATCAAATCTGTCAACTCTCCCAGGTTTTGACCGCCTGCTAACTGTGTGACTTCAGTGCCGTTGTTACCAGCACGCTTTGCAAACCAAAAACTATCCAGCATGCTCTGCGGATTGAATGCGTTAACTTGCCCGGATTGATTGTTGTCGAAAGTCTTTCGATTCCAGTAGTTGTGCATCAACTTTTTAAGATATGCTTCCGCTTTTGGTGGTGGCATGTTGCCCACATCCACATTGAACACAAGTTTTTCCGGGGCTCTGACCAGTCGATACACCACGATGCTATCTTCAATCATTGTCAATTGTCTATATGCACGTCTAGCATTCTCAATGAACGGTAATCTCATGGTTTTATCCTCATTCCATATACCACTGTGCACATAGGTTATCTGGCTCTTCTCCATTGGGATATACTCGTATTTCTCAACTTGTTGTGTTTTGGGGTTGAGTATGGGTTGCCGGAATAAATAGCCTTTGATCAATGTGTTTTGTACATTGTCATATATTGGATCAACCAACTCTGTGGGTACCAGCAACACACCTAAAATACCACGTTCCGGATGATCTTCATGTATTATATGCTCGAAGTACACCTCTGAATCGACCATCATGGCCCGGAAATATTCCCATCCCTTGTTCTCAAAATCAAAATACTTGACAATGTTGTTGAATTCCTTGGTTAGTTCAGTTTTTGCAGATTCTGACAAGTCTGAATCTTTGAACGTCACATTCACAGCATTGCCAGTGTCCTCGTTTATGTTGATCACATCATCACATATCTCATCCAATGCATCACCCACCTCTGCATATGCGGCCATCACACGATAATCCTTCAATCGCTTCTCTTTGTCTAGATCCACATTGGCATACATGAACTGATGATAGTTCTTGTCAATCGCCACTGCTCCTACACCCTGGTCCCAGCTCACCACTTGTTGTGATATACTGTGCTGTGCGAGAGCCACATCTTTTTTGGTACCAGTGTCGTAAAAATGCTTGAACTTGGGGTTCAATTCTTGCACATTATCCATTATGTAGCTCTGATTATAAGGTAACTTTGATGCTACATATTGCATGAAGTTTCTACCAAAAGTAGAACGAGAACCATGATTTTGTTGATGTTGTGCCATTTAATTATTTATTATAACATACATTATTATCAATAACCAGCATTATTTATAACACCTGTGTATGTGGGGTCGGTGTTATTGAACAATGTGGGTATCTCATTAACCACTGCAGTGGTGGCGTTGAGAGACTCGTCTCTGGTCAAACTGATCACTTGTGAACCAGGTGTGTGTTCAGCCCCAGTCATCAGCACACCATTGGACATAGCATGCCACGGCCCAGCATATCTTTCACCATTTACATATCCCATAACATTAGCATTAGTGTATTTGTCTCTATCTAACACAACTTGAGAAACATATCGTGGATTCTGTGTCTCGAGAAGCAACAGTTGTTTGCACTTGCTGTCATCGGTCATATACACTCGAGAGTCCAGCAACTTGACATCCTCAAACCCGGATTCGATTGTGAATGGGGCTGTCTCGATGTTGATATTGTAAACGATGTTTTTGAAATTGCTGAACACCGCAGTCACAGTGGCTGTTGTTACACTGCTGGTGAAATCACTGAATCTATACTTGTGTTTGAATCCCAATCTTCTGGGATCGTACAAATCACTCTGATCCGGTAGTTCTGACACATCAAAATCCAGCGCTTCTAATCCGGATGCGATCACCCGATCCACCACCTCGATATCAGAACCATCACCTGGATCAAACAACATTCGATTCACTCTGTAACCAGCACCTGAACTTGTAGGAATGGTTTTGGTGTCTATCTCTAGATCAAATTCATAAGAACTCAACGCTGTGGATTCCATTGAAGATAATGAGAACGCGTAGCTTGTGTGGTCGTCCACCGGGATCAGTTCATCGTCTGGCCACAATCTTATTGTTTTCTCGTATGTACGTGGCACCCAAGCTGGTGTGGGTCTTTCAAACTTTTTCACCGGGTTGGTGTGGTGCATGTACACGTCTGTCAAGCGTAAGTTGTAAGCTCTGAATTCAAAATCAGAAATGCACACACCATGTGTTATCATGTGTGATGTCACAACATTATTTTCATCATGTGTTATTTTCTCTAACACACAAGAGAATGTCATTGTGTACATGTCGATTGTGTCATTGTATGACAATATAGGTCTGTCCACACTTCTATATGTGTATCCTTCCAGTTGGTCGGTGAGGATGTAATCTGCAGCGCTTTCTGGATAATCATTGTTTGGAAACAATTGATAGAAATGCATGGTGTTCAGATTGATATTGAAAAGTCGTGGTGATGCATACACATTGTTGTCTTGTTCAAAACTTCTAATGAACCCAACCATCAATGTGTGTTGTTTGCTATTGTAATACGGTTGAATAGTCAAACCCAGGTCAGGGTGTTTTTCATCAAAGCTTCTCAGGATGACCACCGGAGCGGTTGAGGCGTCAAACTCTGTTGTTTGTGTATTGAAGTTCAATTTCATTACAAACACAAAAGATTCCGTTTCAACGTACAACACATCCACAAAAACTTGAGAGGATCTCACCTTACCTTGCGTGAATTCTTCTCTAAATTGGTCAAAATCGCTACCCTCAAACAAACTGAAACCAGCAATCAAGCGATCCACAGTCTCTGACAAATATTCAATCTTGCCACTATTGTATGATCTGAAAATAGTATCACCAATAGCAGACATGTTTTGTTCATATAGTGTCAACTCCTCCACACCAGCGTCTTGCGCTGTATATTCGGCATATTGTGTCTCTGCAACTGGTAACAGATCATCATACAACGCGATGGTTCGATCAGTTTCATACTCAAATTCAGCATCTTCTTCCGCACACACACCGGTGAGAAAATCAGCTGCATCAACCACTGGTCCACGGACAATTTCCACATCTTGTGGTTGGCCGTGACGACTGAAGCCAATGTCATAATCATAATAGTCAAAACCTCTGTTCACATAATTGGTGTAAGCTTCTTGTATCGACCCTGCTCGGAAATTGAAAGATTGTGTTTGATGGCCACCAGTTAGTTGTAATGTTTTGTTTTGCTGTATCACTTCTTCTGCTCCACGTATCACCTTGACACGGTTAGTTGAGTTTTGCTCGTTCCACTGCTCAGCAAGATACCACAATTGCGTGACACCGTCACCTGTTACAACTATATTGTTACCGGTAGGCCCTGGTGTTTCTGCTAGCAGTTCAATGTGTTGAGTTGTTGTTATGTTGGTTGATGACCCATTGACAAAGCTGTCACCAGAAGCGGCCGCTGAAAACGTCGTCTTGTTGATGGGACCAGTGAGGTAACCGAATTGATCTCGTGTGTATTCCACCGTTTCTATTATGTCGATGGTGCGTAAAAATCTCTGTGAACCAGTTAGCATGCTGCCCATGAGAGGTGTGTTACCACCAGGACCAGGAGATTTTTGCATCAATCTCAAACCATCAATATAACCATCAACCATGTATCTGCTTGCCATAATCTGCAGATCACCGTTGCTGTTTGCAGTGTTTATCACGTTGGTCAACACCTGTGTCATCTTCTCCGGGTCGTTCACACCTAACACTCCGAACGTGTATTGTGTGGAACTGTTCCGGGTGATTTGATCATCTGCAGACGACACATCAGCTATAAATTTAACGTGATCTAATGCTGTGTCATACAATGTCAATTCACAATCACTCGTCACAATTATGTCTTTGCTGCCTGTAAGTTTCATCTCAACATCTTCTTTGATATACAGATCACCACCCACGACAGACTCTGTGTCTATTTTAACAGTGTTGTTTGAATTGTATATTGACACAAGTTGATCTAGTTTTCTTACTCCGTCTCCTGTTATTGTGATCTCGTTGCCTCGACCAGCAGAAACTGATTGCATGCTCACTGTACCGACAGGGTCACCTGAACCTACTAGAGGTACAGATGTGGAGTTGAAACTCGACTTGACCGCATCACTAGGTTGGTGATCGTATACCACCATCGTGACGTAGGCTGATGCAGAAATTGTGGTGGTATTGTCATACGATTCAGTGTATCTGGCAGGCATGTCATGATCACGAGTCACAGTGGCTGTCTTACCATCCACAGCCACGTTTTCTCCGGCCAGTAGATCCACTATTCCTCGATCAAGAGACATGTACAGATTGTCATCACCAGAGCTGCTCACTCCATCAGAATATGTACCAAACGCATAACCATCAAAGACATTACAATCCAAAGCAGATGGATCAGTGACACCACACGCTTCATCTGTAAACAACCCACAATATGCTTGATAATCATAAAACGGTGTGGGTGTGAATCCCTTGTATGTTATTGACTGTAACAACATTTGTGAACCGTCAGCATTTGGTCCATAATAAAATGCATTTGTTGGTTCTAGAGCTTCACGAAACGTACCATCTTCGTTCCGATATTTTTTGTTCACTCGCAAATCCGGAAAAGGTAGCAGTCTAGGTGCTTGTTCAATTTTGGGGTCAATACCTGGATGACGACCACCATCATAAATGTTGTATGGCTCGTCACCTGCTTCAAACCACTCCAATTGTTTCTCCAAAGTGTCACCACCATCAATTGTTATGCATCTCACCTCAGGCTCTGCGTCATCCTCCCCTTCTCCAAAACCAAACTCTAGTGGCGCGCGGGTTGATTTGATTTGCTTGATGGTCACATACTCATTACCATGTATATCTGTGCTCCACTCAGTGGCGGTTTTGTCATTCACCATCAAGGTTTCTTGTCGGGAATCTATATCATATATGTTGTGTGCACGTGGCGGAAAAACGTCAGGATTGGCCCAGTTTCTGTTGCCATCACCATCGAAGAACCCAGTGGGGTCTTGCCACCTACTCACACCATACCTAGCGTAATTTTTTGTCTCTTCATCTGACCTATACGCGTAGAATTTCGGTGTATGCTTAGGCACTACAATATCTCCCGCGAGCTTGTCATTCGAAACATCAGCCTTCAACCAAGTCACATCACCTTGTAATGATATTGGTATATCGTTACTACCCGTGTATGGACTTGGTCCAAATTTTGACGGGTCCGGTAATTTACCGGTGTAATCAGCATCTGTGACAGTCAAAACTGGGTTGTGACTGAAGAAAGTCATTATACCTAGATTCGAGGGAATGTACAAATCGCCAATCTGTGCCTTGGTGCGATACACAGTTTCTTTGGTGTTGTTTATTGCTGGCAGGTAGCGGTTGAACATGTTTCGCCACGGGTGTGTGGCCTCGATCAACTGGTACGTTTCACCTGCCGATAGATACATGATGTCACTGCCCAACAATTTAGGTATATACTCCTGTATATTTTTGATGTTCAGACCGGATTCATCTTTGATGTAATCTTCAAAATTGCTGTAATCCAGCAACGAGACACTTTGGTCATCTATGGACACGTTGCTGGCTGTCAAGCTCACACTACCATCTGCTGTCAAATTCAATATTGGTGTACACTCAACAAGCAACTGCCTCACGGCTTGCTCGTAATCTAAATACAAATTGGCGTCATACTCTATAGCTCCAGTTTTTGGATTTGATTCACCTATATCGTACAGCTCCACCACCTTGACCACCACACGTGAGTCATCAGAATCTACAACCAATTTATCATTGCGTAAATCACCAGTCACTATCTCACGTTGCCTCGCGAGTCGGGGGACTACATTCTTTACAAAACGTTCAAACTGTTCAGTTGTACCAGTGTTACCAGCATCTGTTCTCTGTTGCTTGGTGTTTTGTCTCTCGGTTGCGTAATAAACAGAAATTTCCTTGAGCTTCTGAGCGAACAAGGCAATTGCAGACTCCACATGCCGAGGGTTCTTGTAATCTAGTGTTGATAAAAATCTCTTCTGTTCGTCAGTTGTGAAGTTTACTGCGATATTTTTTAACGCTGTTTTGTATTTTTGTATTACATGCTGCTTTTGTGACCGGTTTGCATCATCAAACACTTCACGCCATTTACGTAGATATGCATTGTATTGCTGTGAGTAATCTTCTCTGGTCTTACTAGTGGACAGGTTGGATCTGTCCAACCAATCCGTGTATGTGAAAGGTACAACATTGTCATCAGCATTTTTGATGTCAATCTTACTGTCAACAACACTGTTAACAGGCATGAAAAATCTTGTTGTGTCTAAATCAATTGCCATATACAATATTTACTCATCATCCAGGTTTAAATAGTTGGTGATCGAGTCAACACCATCAAAAAACTCTAGACCTTCTCGAATGGCCTTTTCAAACATAGTGTCCATCAAGCCATAATCACGGGTCCAATCATCATACGAGCTCAAATTGTATGAAACAGTTGTTTTCCCCCTACTGATCAGTGGATCATCAGCTGGTGTCCAATCAATCACGCTGTTTATTATCTGTTGATCATCATTACCATCTGGTATGTACTCAAATAATTTATAGAATTGCCAAGCGTTTGCTTGTTCTGGAAACGACATACCCCATCCATATTTATCTACAACACCATGCACAGATGAGTCAAGTGTCACATCATACGCTGTGACCCCACCAAGTAAAGATGAGTAACTATCAATACCTTGTATATCAACGATTTTGATAGCTCCAACAATTGATGGATCAGTGGCACTCTGATAGTATATTGTACTCGGTATCGGTCCATCTACTGGGTGTGTGTCTGTACGCAGGATCACCTCACCGACATCCGCGGTGAACTCAACATCCTGTTTGCTGACATAATTTCTGATAAGTTGAGCATCCGAACCAGGCTCATATGTGAATCTGATCGGATGACCTGGACTATCTATTTGGAATTTATACACTTTGTCTCTAAATAGTGTTATGGTAGGATTGTTACTCAACGGAGTGCCTATCATGGTGACCATCTCATCCACTATGGTTATCAAACCGTCAGTGAAACCTATAGTTCCCATGAATTCTGGGGATTGTCTAGAACGTGTGTTTGGATCCTCCACTGTGAATCGATCCTCTGTGAAGTTGATACTGTATGTTTTACCATCTTCAACTCCAACAATCATCGGATCGATCAGGGTGTATTTGTTTGTGTGCTCTTCCAACAACACAAATTTATTGCCCAGTTCCACATGCAATTTATCAACCAATTGTATTCTGACTGGCAAATTGTTGTAAAATTCCGATCGCCATTCTGGAGTTTTACCTTGATATGATCGATCCACACTGGACATGTGTCGACTACGTACTTTACCGTCTGGCCATTCTATCCAGTTGCTGCTCCTGGTTGGTGGAATCTCATTCACATGTGTCTCTTCATATGGTATTGGCTCGATCGCTTGGTAGTATCTCTTGCTACCATCAGCATCTTGTCCAAACTGTACATAATCTCCTCTGTCATATGAGTGTTGTGGTCGCCATGGGTAAATCATCAGTATCTCTGAACCTAAATTCTTGCCATCCTCAAAGCTCGTCTGATTGTCAGTCATGACTCCACGTAAATGACTGAAATTTACTGACAACATATCCACAAGTCGTTGAATCTCTGTTGGTAGATCAGGTGCTACTTGTAACAAGTTGTAATTCACCATCTTAGCCAAACCTTCAAGAGCCTCGATGGTACATGTGTCTACATCTTTATGATTTTGTAGGAAGTTGGCGATTTTCTCATACACACGCTTTCCCAAAGTGTTTGGATCGCTTGTGTTTGTACCGAACACCGAATCTAACAACTCTTCATACAATTTAGGACTGTTTCGTAACACCGGTTGCTTGATATAACTACGCAACACCCCGGCAAAATCGCTTGTTTCATTAATTTTGATCAATTCATGCAATCCTCTGGCTGGTACCAGTTCGAACTCGTTGCTTGCTCCAGTCAAACTGATAAATCCGGTTGTTTCATCTGTCTCGACTGCTCGTATGTCGTACTTGTTTATCCACCTCCACCCGGTCCAGTCACCTATCGCCCGGACTTCTTCCTCTAAACCAGTTGGTTGTACAGGATTTGCACCATGATTTGTTCTAAAAGTCAGTTCATTGCCGTTATTTGTGTCAAGTATGTTTTTGTACGATTGATATGCACGAGCCAGTTGCTCGTTCTCTCCAGTGAATTGCTCTTGCTCCACTGGTGCATTGCCTCGTAAACTCTTGACCTCTAAATTACCCTCACCGGCTGTATCATCAATATATGCTACATTCTCGCCATGGTTGACATTACGCAAAAACACCTGTATTTGTTCTTTTGTCATATACGAGTCAGGATACAACATGAAGTCATCTTCTTGTGCTAGTTTGGTGCTACAGATTGATTGTATCCATGTGAAATCCTCAGGTGGTTGTTGATAACTCTCTATGTTGATGAATGCACTCAACGCTATGTTATCTGAATTGATACAATACAAGCGTTTGTCCTGATTGTTCATTGCCAGCAGATTGTTAGCTGTGTCAAATGATAATGCCTCTAAAGCACTCCGGCGACCGGCGTTGTCTCTACGATCGTATGTTTCTGGGCGAAGTGGGTGATATCTTTTGTCCTCAAAAGGTCTACCTAGACCTATGGTCTTGTCTATGGTTTTGTTTCTCACATGATATCTGGAGCAATATCGGGAGCCCCACGCGAACCAGATGTTGTTATTGTTATCCGGGATCACAAAACTCATGTTGTTTATTATATCAAACGTTTCACCCAATCTTCTCTCGATTACAGGTTTCTTTATAACATTTATAACACATTGAATTCCAGGGTTTAACACATCCACCATCAAAAACACCGGGGGAGTGTCTTTTGTTATTGTGATCGTGAGAGTGTCCGTACCATAACCAGTGATGTTATTTTCATCTTGTGTTATCAAATCACCTTCTCGAGACCACATGGTGGCAGGGTCGTCTAAATTTCTTTCCTCATCATCCCGGACAACATTCCGGAATTCAAATTGATGTTCACCGCCATTCCAAAATTTGTTTTTTATTATGTAAGTGTTTGTCTCTTCAAATGTCAATCGTGGATTTGGTTCATATGATACAAGATCTTCCAAAATTAAAGCGACTTCATCATACTCTTGACGCTGCCAGTTGAATTCCAGATCCATTGTGAATGAAAGTTCCTCAGTTTCCGGCATATGCGGAGCCGGTAGCATCATGTCTGTATACTCAGTACCCTTCACACTGTCTATGATTGTTATAACTTCGAACTCTTCATCTAGCTCATGCAGTTCACTGCGTATTGGATTCATATCAACTGAACCATCTACACTCAAACCAGTAGATTCCACCACAACCCAGGCGTGGTCATTTACATCAACGCAAATGTCACCAGGGAAATACCTGTCCTCACCCGGCAATTCATATTTGTGCTTGACTCTCCCGGTGGGGTCAAATCTGACAACAAAACTACACAATGTGTTGGTGTATGTCACAATGATATCATTATTTTTACAAGTCTCAACATACGTGGGGTTGATCAGTTGCTCACCATACTCACCAGGACGACCATTCACGGTGTTTAGTCTATACTCAGCGTCTGCTGACCACATATCCGACGGGTCAGTAGTACGGCTATCAACCAGTGGGTTCACTTCATCAGGTACCGCGCATGCTATTATTTTATTGGTAATACCATCTACCTTCACTGTGGATACCGTGTCATATAAAGTGATCCAATAATCTAAATTCTTGTCCAAACTCACACAACTGGGACTATACCCATATGCATCAGGATCTCCCGGGAAATGCTGCGCTTGTACCTCTTGTGGAAACAAGTCTTTGATGTGATATTCTGCCTGTGTTCCTAAATTTCTGTAAAATCTAATGACTTTGTCTGTGTCACTATCAACTGTTATAGTACCACCCTCTGGATCTGTGGCAAAACCGTACATGCCACTGTTACCTGGAGAAATTGTTGTCACTGGTGGTGTGTATGTCTGTGTGTACCCGTTAGGTCCATATGAATACTCACGGTAATACACTGGTTTCACCTGTGTTACTGTGTCATTTGATGGGTTAGCAAGATAATAATACAACACCTCGTTGTTGAAGTATGTAGGCGGGTCTATTAATGTTTCAGTTACCAGTCTATACTTGTTGTTCTTGCTAACAACCTCCCATGGAGCATCCAGATCAACAAATGTCAAATACGATCCGGGCGTGTCAAATGATTCCTTGACCTCTAGCAATGTCATGTCTATCGCATCACCTGGCTTGTATCTAGATTGTGGTGATATGTACCCATAATACTCTAACCCGGCTTTGGTCTTCCACATCCTGGGTGGGGCATCACTATCAACATTCCATTCAACATCAATTCGATCAGCATCCCTCAACAAGTTCTGTTGTGATTCAATCAACTCTGTCAACAGCAACGTGACCTTTTTTCCGTTGGGTTCATTGTATTGTGATGGAGAAGCGCCATTGTAATCAGACAACAATATTATTACGTGACTGTTGTATACGTTGTTAGCTTTCACCATACCAACATCCCATGTTTTAAAGTCTATTTCAGATTTGAACGGCTCTGTGATACGTTCAAACGTGGTACCGGCTCCACTCAAATATGTAGTTACATACGCTTGTTGTGTTATCAAATCAGTTGTTATGTCGTTTGCTGAAAAGGCTGTGGAGCTAGCTGACCATCTGGAGCTCAGCGGCACCAAATCGTCCGTACACACCACTGCATCATCACCATGCGTTCTCACCGCAATTGCAAAAGGTGATCCTAGGTATTTCTTGTCACTAATAGGGAACTCTTTGAGACCGTTTGCTGTTATATCTAGATATCTAGGAGTTTCCAATTTGACTTGCATGGGCAAGCCAACCTTTTGTGTTTCATATATCTGAAAATATTCTTTCTTAAAGTTTTCGTATTTGTCCAGTTCATGATCATACACCGTGCCTGGGAATTTGCTGGTATCAAATGAAGCGAACAGTATAATGTCTTTGTTCTCATCAGTTTTGCCTAGCAAATCAAATTCGGCATCACTAGACACATTGGTGTTGTCATACACGGCTCGACTGCTCCCGGTTTTCTCATTAGTCCTAGCGCTGGTCAATCTGTTGGAGTTGTCATCTATGTAATTGACAGTTTTTAGTCCAGATGTACCAGCAAAAAATGCAGAGCTGTCTGATGGATCAGTCCGGACAACAACTCCATTTTCATTCTTTACATAAATGTATTCGTTGTCGTCTGTTTGTACACGTTCAACCGGCACTGTGCTGTCTTTATTCTCTACAAAACGCCAACTGGGTATAAAATGAGTGTCTGGGTTTTTCCAATACTGGTCTTGTGTCAACGGACGAGATTTACTACCTTGTGCATACAGGTTGATGTAATAACCACCGTCACCAGACACAGTCGCCCATGATTGCCAGCTGTTGTATCTGTATATAGTTAAATCTTCACTTGGTTGACCAGTCAACACACGTTCTGGTTTTCCGCCCATGGGATCTGCAATACCTGGAGTGTACCACACCAGTGAATCTGGTATATAATTGTATACCTTAATTGTCTGTGTGAGTAAGTTTTTGTGAGTTTTACCGTTTTGATCTGTGAATATAGTCGTTATCTGATATGTACCAGGATACATGTATTGTTTGGTAACACTCACTCCAGTCATGGTGGATCCATCTCCCATGTCCCAGATCAACCGGCTCAAACTTGGACCTAGATATGTTGACTCTAAAGCGGATATATCAGCAGTGAAGGTGAATGGTGTGACACCTAATGTGTAACCTGTGAGTATCTGAGTGCACGTGTCTTCTTCGCCTAAACCATTTTCAGATAAAAATGGTACAACAACATCGTTGAAGCTTGTTCCAGCCAGTTGTTCGTACGTTGCCATGTTATGCTACTATTTCAATCTTGTTGTACAGATTGAATGCATCATGCACATACGGGTATTTAAAGTATGGTAACTTGACATTTTGTGTGGTGATGGTGGTGTCAGACACATACACCGGGTTCCAAATAACCAAGCTCAAACCTGGTGTGGATTGCCCGGTGTCTGTACGTACAGTTGAGATCTGCTCAACACCAGCGACCGCCAGCATCTCGACGCTCAAATCTGCGGTGCTTATGGCTTGTCCGAGCTCGGCATTTGTAGAGCTGAAGTAATTGTTGAAAATATTGACCAGCTCGTCTTTGATTGCGTCATCATCTCTCAACACACTAGGTGCTCTCTTCACTTGGAGCACGGTGCTATCAGAAAGCACTGGGTCCTCTACTTCACCTGCTCCTCTTGTGGCTATATTTACCGCAACATACACCGGATCCATCATTATTATTTCATGTGACACCATCTTTTGCTGATTCATGTTGTTGAGAATGATTGTTTTTTGAGCGTTCCCCAGAAAATTTGTCATGGGTTGAACTGATGTGTTTTGAGACACGTTGGGTACACTGTATACATAAATGTTGTTGAATGTGTTGGATGATGCAACGTCCAGGTGATTGAACATTATTCTGCTCTCGAGATTAGGGTTGTCTATACCTACATCCTCTAACATGTATCGGAAGTGACCATCCAAAAATGTTTGATTGTCAACAACATGAGTAGATGAGAGTATTTTGTTATAGTTCCTGGACATGAATGATTCATAGTCTGTCAAAGTCACTAACCGATCCCTGCTAGCAAAATGTACCGGGGCTTTTTCTCGGATTTGATCAACACTCTCACGGTCTTGTGGTGCAGTTGATCCAGCATTGTTCGACATGTACAGTGCTTCCAGGTTGTCAAATGTGATATATCTTATGTTCTGTGCTCGTACATCATTCTTTATTTGTGTGAACTTTGTTGTACCGTACAATGTCAATTTTGTGTCATCCAGAAAGTTTGGACCAACAACACCCTCTTCACCAGCTGATTGTATATAATATATCTGTATCTCGTCTCCAGCGGTCAGTCTTTTGCCGTTGATGTTGTTACCAAACTTCAACTCGTATGCCATATTTTCATTCAAGCGTTTCTCGAACACAAGATCCTCTGGACCGTGTAAATACATGGATTGTGTCTCGGTGAACTGGTGGTATTTACCGGTGGTGACCTCTTTTACATACACATGTACATGAAAGTGTGAGATTTTTGTGTCTGCACCAGGGTTCAACAACACCACCTCAAATGGGTTACCAATCGCTTTGATAGCCGCGTTTTCAACCCACTTGCCTTGGTATAACAGATAGCTTGAGCCTATCACATCTATTTGTTCAGTTGAAGTTGTTGTTTTTGTAAATGATATATCAGTGTCTGTGGAATACACAATACCATTGCTGTTTATAAATGTGTATCTAGGTATCGTGTACGATCCTGGTAGCAATTCTTCGGTTGCAAATGTTCTGAACGTGAGCGCGCTTGTCTGGTACCCCAATGGACTGTAGTTCAACAGCTTGACAATTCGGTTCATGTTCTCATACAATGTTGTCTGTGTGAAAACACTCTCACTAGATGTCCGGTTCAAATAAAACATCAACACATGATAACTGTATGCTATGATATCTATAAATGAAGATAGGTTACTACCCTCGTATATCTGGTCTGTGAACATTCCCTGATCCTGCATTCGTTGCAATATCATGGATTTGAGACTCTCCGCATCAAACGTCATGTACGCGGATTCCGGTAATGTATACTCTGTTATGTCTTGTTCTGCCATTTTAATCCTTTGTTCTTGTTATAAAATCAAATCCTGGAGAGTTCAGCACCGCATCCAGGTTTGTATTAATATTTAATTTAGGTATCAATATTGCCATGGTTATTCTATAAGCATTATTCTCTGGGTCGGTTAATACTGTAACATTTTTCAATGTAACACGTGGTTCATATCTCTCGATTCCGGAATATATTGTTTCGCCAATCTCTTGAGCCCTGAATTCATCAATAGGTTCAAACAACCATCTAGATAAATCTAAACCGAACGTGGGGTTGAGCAACTTTTCACCTGGTTTGGTGGTGAATATATTTTTTATGCTGTTCATGATCGCACCCTCATCTATAGTGTATCTTATATCTGTATTTGTTACCTTACTATACAGTGAATCAGTGTTTGGCCGCTCATCTTCAACTAAATCGAACACAATATCTTTGTATTTGAATCGTGACTCTGTCTGCTCTGTGGAACGCGCTTGCAAGCTTGTTATATTAATCGACATTACCTAATTATTTATCCATAGATACTGAATACGCGTGGAAAATCTCCTTATTATAATAAATAATTAGGATGCAAAGTAAATTCGACACAATATTTGAGAGTAACTTCAACAGATTCAGCGGAGGAGGTTTTCTGACTGGTGATGTGATTAAATTTAAAGAAGGTTGGGAGTCTGACGAGTGGTCTAAAAAAGCACCAGCACAAGTAATTGAGAAAATCAAAGAACTGGCTGGTTCTGATCTCGTCTTGAGAGTTAGTAGTGTCAAGGCGTTGAGACCCTCAGTCAATTCTAGCATTGATCAAGCATCAGGGGTGGATAATTTTCATCTAGACGTAACTCAAGAAACAGCACCAGGGTTCTACAATGGTAATTTCATTACCGTACCACAAGAAATTGTGGAAATGTTAGACACAAATGGTGCACCACCGGAGATTCCAGATTCTCTCAGAAGACAAGACAACGTGAACGTCAAACCAGAAGAGATTACATTACAAGACACAGAAACATCTGATTTTACACCAGTTGGATCTCCAGAGGCCCACAACTTACCCAAAGATAACACAACACTCCCAGGAGCGACTGCGGCAGTGAGTTACACATCACAATATTTAAGTTAATGACAGATAAACCTACAAAATCAAAACCTCGTAGAGGTAGGCCTCGGAAAAACACAACTAAAAAACCAGCAACTAAAAAACCTGCTAGTAAAAAATCAGTCGAGCAACAACCTAAATGTTGTGACAAATTTTGTATTTGCACGTTTTTGTCTAGATGTTGGAGCCGAATACGTTCATTTTTTTGATAGATTTAGCAAGCAAGTGTAAAAATTGATCTCCGGGTCCATCACGAACGCAGCTCTGTACATGTGTTCTGATACCATGACTAACTGCTCAGCTTTGGTCACATCATCTATCGTATGCTCATCGTGTATGTAATTGAACATTGCGCGTAGCAACTCTGTGTAGTCACCACCAAACACATGCTCGTTCTCAATAACCTTTTTACGTGCCTTTAGTGACAACCCTTGAGTTGTTATCTTGTACAATGCTTCTACAAAAGCATCCTTGACTTTGATCAGATTATCTAATTGTAGTTCCCCGTCAATTATATTTTTCTGTATTTCATTTATACATTTACGCAAATCAGGGTAACACGTTTTAACAAATTTGTGCAATTTGTCCTTGTCTGCCAATTTAATATTTTCAGTTGACAGTATGTGCATCACTCTATCAACACAGCGATCAACTGGTGGGGTCAAGTCGAATGATTGACACCGGCTTTGTAATGGTGGTATCACTCGGTGATTGTAATTTGCAGTTAAGATGAATCTCGTGATGGCTGCATGCTCTTCCATTGTGTTTCTCAATGCTCGTTGAGCGTCTACAGTCAATCCATCAGTTTCATCTAAAATTATACATTTTATTTTACCATCGAAACTCTTTGTTCTAGAAAAATTGGTAACTTTTGATCGGATGGTGTCGATACCATTCTCATCACTCGCATTTATGTACAGGTATTGACATTGTAAAATATTATTGCATAATATTTTTGCTAGACTTGTTTTACCTATACCAGCAGGACCAGCAAATAGCAGATTGGGTATACCTTCTTGTTGTTTAAATTTGTTAAACACAGATTTGTTTTTGTCTGACAATACCATCTCATCCAATACCTGAGGACGATACTTCTCAACCCATAAATTCTCAAACATCACTAGTACAATCTGGAGTATCAGGTGACGTGTCTGATGACCCGAAACCTTTTTCACCACGCTTCGACTCAGTCACCGTATCTGTAAACTCGAATACAGGTTGTAACAACGGATACACAACCAACTGTGCGATCTTATCACCTTTATTCACTGTGTACGTATTCTCTCCAAAGTTATACAGCTTTACACCTAGATCGCCACGATAACCATTGTCAATAACACCCAAATGTGGTTGAATGTTGTGTTTGAACCCTAAACCACTTCTAGGCTCAATTCTGAACCAAAAGCCCGGTGTTATATCCGCCACTGTCAAGCCTACAGGCACCACAACAGAATCGCGATGTTGGATTGTTGCGGATTCGACTGCTACTAAATCAAATCCGGTGTCACCTGTACCAGGCTCCTTGTTATTTGCTGTGGGTAGCACAGCATCTTCATGTGTCTTTATCAGTTTGATCTTCATCCGTTCAACAATGTATCATCCTCGTTTAGTGGTCTAATATTAGCTTCGACTGGCATGGAATTGTTTCGTAACCACATCAGCAACTCATTCAACTTATCAGCATGTATGACAAATTTGCCATGGCCTTGTACTTCTACTGTTATCATAACACTATTATAACATCAACAAGTTGGATTATCAACTACATAACATAAATATTTACATGCCAGAAGAGGATGATGATATTAAAACACTGATTGATCAGCTCAAAGATGTTACCACAGTAGCAAAAAAGCCACCAGCCGAACAATTCAATCTACCCAAAGAAGATCTGGAGCAATTCATCCTGAACAGTGCCGGTAAGTTGATAAGAGACAGCATGGACACCATAGATGACATAAAACAATACGTGACAAACGCTCCAGAACCAGAAGATGTACACTCTCTCGCTGAACTATACAAAGCAAGCACTGGTGCCATTGAGGCACTCAACAAATTGTTATTACAACAACAGAAGTCCAACACACAAGTGGCTATCAAAACAATGGATATACAAGCCAAACAACAACTGGCCAAAAATGACGACAAAAAAATCACTTTCACTAGAGAAGAGATCTTCAAAGAGCTTATCAACAAAGGTGATATTATAGAAACAGAACCGGCCGATTTACTAGAAGAAGATTAATTGAAAAAGTCTCCGAGGGACCTGCCGGATGACTCTTCAGCTTGTTTCTTTTCTTTTGCGGCCTTGTCAGACATTAAAATCTCATCATTTCTCATGTTGGTGTTGTAAGCTGTGGCTTTACCAAACAATGTGTTCGGTGTACTAGCAGTGTCTGGCATGTTGTACAACTTGATTCGGTTTTTCAACAGATCGACTGCAACTGTAAACTCTTCAACTTTGGTGAGAATTTGTTTTGGTACTTGTGATTGCATGTAATTTTCACGATTGCTCAACATGTCAAGCACACCATACAACACCAATGTGTGTGCTTGTACTATCGATATTATTGTGCCAATCATTCCTGTCATCAGATTAGCGTGACTGGAATCCACTACAAAATTGGAACCATGAGCAGGCATTTGATTGGGGACTCCTGGGGCGAATTGCTTGACACCATCATAATAAGCATCATCAATCATACCTTGTAGATTTGATCTGAACACTCGGTTGGTCTGTCTAGCTAGATGCATGTTCATTACCTTGGCCTCCGATTTCACAATATAATTGGCTACCGGTGACACCGTGTTAGGAGTGGAATATTGTTCACCGAGCGCGTCCACATCTGTATCCCACATGGGTAGTGTTGATGTGTCCCAATAGTTCATCACATTTTTAAGTTGACCTATACTCTCACTAAAATCACGAAAGAACATGTTGTTGCCACCCAATGCGGCTTTCACATCACGTTGAACCACTGGGTGAGCTGTTCGGAATTTCTCCAGCCAGCAAGACAGAAACCATTTCCCGGCGGTGGTTGGATCGTATGTTTCACTCACATCCAATTCTCTCTTTTGTATGTCCAATGGCTCGGTAACTGTACGTGCCAACCTTTTGGTGGTTTCTTCATTCTCCCATTTACCATTACCAGTGATTTCATCTGCATTGTCACTCTCCGGTACCCATTTGCGTTCAATAATTTTTTTCTCCACTGATACAGAACCACCACTTGCCTCAAAATTATCATATGTACCACCCTTGTCTGTGATGGGTTGTTCGTCGTGCTCTAGTTGATCTCTGTAATTTTTGTTAATCAGTTCTTTTCGCTCCAATAATTCTGGCTTACCACCATCTGGTGTTTGTAAATTTAAATTTCCAGTAGCAAAGTTTTTGAAAAATTCTATTTTGCTTGTTATGGGATCACTATGCGCATCAGTGTGTCTGTAAATGTTACATATTGCTGTCTCGTCCGGGAATGAAGTCACCAAGTCAACATAATCGGTCAAGCGGGCTTGAAACTCTGCTGAAGTTGCTATGTTGACATCAACATAAAACGGATCTAGTGTTTGCATTGTCATTTTGATTCAAATAGTTTTTCTGTTTCTTTGAAAAATATATCACCATTATTGAATCCAGGATCTTCAAAATAATATGGTTTCACAGCAGTTATGTTGTTATTATATTCTGTTGATGTGATACGATGAGTTGTTCGTACAGTGAAATACTGCCCAAGCACTTTTTTATCATACGCCGTTTCTTCATACGGCATGTCCATGTCCAGTGACATCCACACCCCGGATCGACGTGATGTGTGTCCCTTTGCCTCGAACTGTATGCCGTTACCTAACAACATTCCAGCCATCAACTTTTTGTTACGTGATCTCAAACTCAAAATACTGTTAGGTGTCCAGCTTTCCACAACACTTATGTTTCTGTTTTGCTCTCTAGATGTGTCCGTCAACCATGCAGTGAAACCTTCTCCAGAAGAACCTTTCATGTGTGACACATATTTTTCTTGAAACATATCATGTACATGTTTTATGTTGGATTCCACCAAATCAACATAAAACGTCTTGGCATCTTCATCATAACGATGCACTATTGTGCTGTTCAATATCGATTGACAATCAGCACCGTTCATCTCGGTGAACGTGTAGTCATTTATGATGGACAAATCTGGATAATGATAGTTTATCATCACATTACCAGCATCATACGTTTTAGACGCGGGTGGTACTCCGCCCGCGTGAGTGTCAAAGTCCATTGTTAGTAGGAATTTTTCTGACTGATATGGTCCTGGTAGATTGCCTTGATGTGATCTTTCAAAAAACTTAGACAAAGGTAGTAGCTCCCAACGATCCGAATATCTTTGCAATCGAAAAATGCATGGTTCATGATTATGTTCTTCAGAGCTCACGTGTCTGTCTAACACATAACTCAAGTCATCAAAAGCTTTGTGATTTGCTGGTGATGTGTAAAATATTTGTTGGTCTCCGAACTCCCAATTTCTAGAGAAGAGATTTTTTGTGTCTGATTCTTGTAGACATGCCACAAGTATGTCCTGTATCACCTCACCGGTGGTTTTGCTCCGATCACTGTTGTTTTGTTGCTTGGTATTTGTACCGACATTGGTGTTCTGACCCAATTTCAATGGTGTCTTGGCTGTGCTGTAATATAAATTTTTTTCTAACAGATTTTGTAGTCGATAATCTCTCAAATACAATTTTTGTTTTTTGTTGTTCGACCCATCTGGTGCGGCAACATCCTCCATACCGTAAACAGCAAACAAGAACCGCATGGAATGTACTATACTCTCCATCGGCTCAACTGGAGTGTTATCATTACCATCACTCATGGCTGGGTCCATCGAAATGTACACAAAGTCTCGACCATCATTACGAAACCGGAATGGCTCTAGTGCGATCTCCTTACCATCCGGACTGAATGCCTTAACTCCACGCTCCAGCACGTCCTTTGGATTGGTGAATGTCAGATGACCGTAATGGAACCAATCAGCTATGTCATCAACAATATACAATTCATCAATGGATGTGCGCGCTATTTTGAACATGTCACCGTCTGCATTTATTAAAAACACGTTGAAATGAAAACGTCGATCTCCAAACATTTCAATTGACTGCGGATTACCAGGATCGATATTGAGACCCTTGACAATATTGTCAAAAAATTCAACTGTTTTGTTCATCTTGTTAGTTTAATTTCATCTATTATGGTTCTGATCACCTCTGATTTGGGTATCATCAGCTTGTAACCAGCTGGTAATGGCGTGAAGGTGTCATCTATCTTGTTGAGACACGCTATCATCCACCACAAGTCGATACGTTGATAGAATTTATAAGACATGGTGGTCCACGGCTCGTCAGCCTGTGTGTAGTATGTCTCGTAAGCATCATTGTCCACTTCTCCAGAGAAGTTTATCGTGTTTAATAGGTCATAATAAAAATATTTACCACCGTGCTGCTTGTACACATTGAAAATGCGTTCCAGTTTGAATTCACTCTTGGAATCTAATTTGAGGAGCGATTGGACCTCGTATTTGTTGTATTTTGTTGGTTCTTCCATCAAGTCAATGGTACACTACCTGTCTGTATTTTTTGATTCATTGATTCTCTCATCAACTGATATTTGGAGTTCTGTGAGTCACCAAACAATTCACTCAACGTGATGGTCACTTCATATGCATCCGGGATTATTGTGATTATCTTTCTCATTTGCTGTAACCATTTACCTGAACCACCTTGTGAGCCGGCGCTGGTGTCAGCCAAATCTAGAAAAGTTATTGGTATCTCCATCTCTCGACGAGCTCCTTTGAAGTCTATCTTGAGGTTGGACAACGCGGTGTATTTGCTGTACCACACACCAGGTATATACGCTTCATAAATACAAGGCGGGTCAATCGCCACCTTGTTGACCCGGTTGGGTAAACATTGGTATTGCAACAAAAACAAAAACTGCCAGTTGCGGATCACTTCTGCATATGATTTTGTGTTGAACAACGGAAATTTGACCGTGTATTGTCTCTCTCTCCCGGAGAAGTTGAAAAATTGTGACTGTTCTGAAAACACTCCAGGTGTCAGCATGCCTAACCCTAAATTTTGTATATCTGATGTGATGCCTTGCAACATTTTGGAAATACCGGCAGTGAATCCGGATGTTTGATGTCCTTCTCCTCCAAAACTAGAATTGGTTTCAGCCCATGTGTCTGACATGTAGGGTAGTATGTATGTGAAGCCGGTGCGTTGTGTTGTGTACAGTGCGCTGTATGGG